TCCAAGGTCAAGTCCAAGTAGTGGCACCGGCTTTGCAGTGCGTCCAAGTGATCCCGCAATTTCTGCGAACGCATGGTGTCAAACTTCAAGTTGGTAATAAAAATTACACTACCCTTGAACTCAAAACTGTCTGGGATGCCCTCATGACTCAACACACGGCTTTCACTCAACCAGGAGATCTTGCGCTTCTTGCCGGAGTCCAAGGCACCCTTGAGCAAGTTAAGAGCAACGTCATCCAACAGGATAGAGTCACAGTCATCAAACACCAACACACAATTGGCGTCTGAGTATTTGTACAGAGTTTTGTACAGGCCAATGGGACTGGCTGAGCCCTTAACAACCTCAGCGCGGAGGCGTTTGCTGGCCAGCTTGTCAAACAAGCAGGCCTTGTCAATTTCAGTCTCAACGCCGTAGCTCTTGCCCACGCCCGGTGGGCCAGATACAATCATAGCACGGATGTCGCCGCTCACGCAGGCCTTGGTCATCTCATGCAGGATGTCAAAACGCTCACGGATACGGTCCATGGCTTGTTCATCTGTTTCTGCGGGTTTCTCAAACTTCACGATGTTTTCTTTCACAGGGTCTACTCCATTGACATATTCAAGATCACGTATACCGTCAACACGGATACGCACGACATCAAACTCTGGGCCAAAATAGCCATCTGATTTTACAGTAACAAAGCCGCCTTTGCTACCAGTTTGGAAACCCTTGACAAGGTTAAAGGTAACATTGTTTACGGGCTTGTTGCGATAAACACCGTTAATAACTCGAATTGCACTCATAGTTGGCTCCTTTTTGTGCGTTAAAATTGTATTATAGCTGAAGTTGATTTATTGGTCAACTGGGGCAAACATCTTTGCACCTTGTGCCGTAAAAGCCCGGTATGCTTCCATGGTTCTTTGGGGTTGAGCAAGGGGGTTTTTTTGGATAAATTGCAGGGTCTCTAACAAGGGCATACCCAAGAATTCTGCTTCTTTTTGTAGGTGTTTGATTGCTGTAGCTATTTGCATTTTGGCTCCTGTTTGCTGTTTATGTGTATATTATAACAAATTACGGTTTATTGGTCAACCAAAAAGTAGTACTAAAAAGTATTACTTTTTAAGAATTTCGTAAAATTGTTGGTTCAGCTCATCCATTTCTGCCTGGCTTACATAGAAGTCAGTGCGGGGATCATAGTAGGCACCCTCTTTGTTGCAATAATACAACACTCGGCCAGAGAAGTTAAACGGGCCTTCTAGTCCAGCACGAGCACTGTATTTGTCGCGCATGTTGTCGACTTCAATAACCTTGTAACCCATACCAGACTCCTGTTTGCTGTTTAAGTGTTAATTATAGCAGAATGGGAATTATTGGTCAACTAGAAAGACCCTACAGTTTAGTAGGGATTTACGGTAGTACTATAGTATACAGAATTATAAAGCTGTTCTGTGGGCACACCATGCTCTTTGTAGCCCTCTAGCACCATGTTAAAATACCCATCGCCAGGTTCAGCGTCTAAGTTCCCTGGTTGCATAAAGTAAGTCATTGCGTCAAACGCACGACCTTGATGCACTACTTTTTTAGTGCGTCGGTTGTAGTAGTACGGGAAACCTTCTAGCAGGTCTAGTGCTTCAAGGCACTTGGGCGTAATGGTCCATAGCACACCATCAACATAACTGTCCGGGCACTTTACAACATCAGCAGGGCCAGCAAAGCGAAACACATGGTCTAGTAAAACTGCACGACCATGACTTACTGCGGCAGGGCAACGTTGGGCCATGCCTTGTGTGTTGGTATTCATTCCATAAGCAAAATATAACATGTCACAATTATAGCAAATTTGTCAATAATGGTCAAGTACTACTAAAGTGTTATTTCCAGAGATTTCGTATTTCTGGGTCTTGCACTTCATGCGGTTTTGGTTTGCCATGAAATACCACTACTGCGGTTTCGTCACCTATTCTTGCACCATGGCCAGGTGCGTTGTGTTTACGTGTCTGAAAGTTATATCCGCCGTCCATGACTTGCCAACGATAACTTTGGAAATACCTATTATCAAAGAAGCGACACTTGTTGTGATTAATCACATGTGAAATGTAATCTTGGTCTCCGGGAAATTGTTTGGTTATTTTGTTAATATCTTGCTTGGCAAAGTCATCCCAAACCCAGGCAAAATCCCCAACGTTGAACCACATCACACTGGAATTTATTGTATTAACTAACGACCGTTGCAGATACCTAAAATCACGGATAGACCAAAAATAGTCAGTTGGTAAATCACGTACCCAATCCATTTCACGCACTAGTACCACGTCCAAATCAAAATACAACATGTCACCGTTATATAAATGTGAGTTAAACAACTGCATTTTGTACCACCAAGATTTTTTTGGTCCACTTATTCCAGGCCATTCTTCAAGAATGTGCTTAATCATGTGTGGTGGCACCGATCTATCATGCTCAGTATACACATGGAATCTTATGCCGCTGGGAATTAGCCGTGTGAGCATGCTGTAAAGTTTTTCAACATACTCCCAGCTATATCCAGTTCCATGTATAACACATGCACAGTCAATTATGTTGTCAGTGCGGGCTCTATTCTTTTTAGCCATAATCCTCTTCCTAATTCTTCCACGGTGTATTCTGTATGACAAACTTGTGTTAGCCACAAGCTTCTATCCGTAGTATAAGGTTGTTCAATGTCAGCAAATCCAACACTCACTGGATATGCCAAGCTAGTATTATCAACAACTGGTCGGACACCAGCAATAGCTGCCTGAATTCCTGGTCCTGAATTATAATTAATCACAGCATGACAATCAAAATGCATATCAAAACTGTCATACGTGTTTGCAACCGGGCGCGGTTGTTCTACTGTAACACCAGCTGGTAGATATGGCATTGGAATTTGACATCTTGGATGCGGACGGATAGTAATAGGACGGCTTGTGTTGTTTTGTACAATCTTAATTGTGTCAGTTAACCATGCAGTCATATCAGGTATGTTAGCCACTTGCAAACTCTTGGTGTGCTGTAATGCAATAACAATATTTGGTTTTGTTATTAGTTGTGTTGCTAGGCTTATGCCCAGTTTTCTAGGGCGATCAAAATCTAAATTATCAAGATGGCCGTAGTAGCCTTGCGCTGTTACATTGTTTACTGATATCTTCCAAGTGTTACCACGATACAATGCACCAATTTCAATAATAATCACTGGTTTACCTTGACTACGATAGTGCTTGTATACTTGTTGGTTGGCTTTCATGCGTCCGTTCCAAAGTACACTCCAAATTACAACTGCATCACTGGTCATGGAATTTTCTTGCGTTTGTATCCCGGATGCTTGTAGGCAATCCAGCACTGCGCTCATGGCGGGCTTGGAGTTTAACGCACACTGCAAAGGAAAATAGGCTATGTTTTTGATCACTAAATATCTCACATGAAATACACTGTATGTACCACTTTTAATGCCGACGGCTACGCAAAATACGGAAGACGAATGATCCAAACTTTTCTGCAAAACTGGCCAATTGAGGTTCAGTTAGTAGTCTACGCTGAGGGGTGTACTGTTACAGAATCAGCAAGTAATTTAATTGTACACGACTTAGAAAAAGTTAGTGCAGAACTGGTAGCATTTAAAACTCGCTGGAGTGGTGTACCCAAAGCCAATGGTGATGTGAGTGCCGATCCTGTTAGATCAAAACGCAAGGATTCAGGAAAAGGATTCAAATGGAACGCTGTGAGATTTGCTCACAAGGTGTACAGCATTTTTCATTGCGCCAACCATACTAATACTGATTGGCTGATTTGGATGGATGCAGATACTGTGTGCCATAGCGCCATTACAGTAAATGACTTAGGTAGGCTGTGCCCAGACAACAAGGATCTTTGTTTCTTGGGGCGGCGTGGCAAATACACTGAATGCGGATTGTACGCTATGAATCTCCGCAGGCCTTGTATAAGAGATTTTTTAACTACATTTCAAAAGTATTACGATCAAGCTGAACAAGGAATTTTTGCTCTAGACGAATGGCATGATAGTTTTGTTTTTGATGCTGTTCGTCGGCAGACTAGTTTATACGAGTTAGACTGGTCAAGTCATTTGATTACAGGCGAAGGCCATCCCCTAATCAATTCAGAATGGGGCGCATACTTGGATCATCTCAAAGGATCTCGCAAAGATCAAGGTCGTAGCAAGTTAAGCGATTTAAAAATACACCGCACAGAAGCGTACTGGCAATGAACTGGATATTCTTAAGCAAAAACAACTCTGACGAGTACATTGATATGTTTGCTCAAGGGTCTGGCGCAACTCCAACTTGTTTAGAAACATGGCAATACCAAGATAGCACAGCACCATTAGTCATACGTGGCATTATGAAACACAAAATCATCAAACGCTGTTGGGACAACAATAGAGATTTTTACTATATGGATTCTGGATATGTAGGTAATCGCATCAGTGCTATTAATCCACACGGTTGGAAATTTTGGCATAGGATAGTGCTCAATAATTTACAGCACGGCTCGGTAATTTCTAGGCCAGCAGATCGTTGGCAAAAACTAGGGATAAAAATGCAGCCGCGCCGAACAGGCAGTAAAATACTAGTGGCTGCACCAGATGCTAAACCATGTACATTTTACAACATTGATTTAGATTCCTGGATTGACTCCACAATTGCCACTATAAAAATGCACACAGATAGGCCTATAGAAATTCGGCAGCGTAATCCCAATCGGCAAACACGAATTAACAACAGTCTAGAATCATCACTAGGCGATGTGCATGCTGTTGTAACTTACAACTCAATTGCAGCCACTGAAAGCGTATTGGCTGGGGTACCAGCGTTTGCACTTGCACCTTGTAACGCTGCAATTCCAGTATCAAACACAGACTTATCAAAAATTGATTCACCATGGTTTCCCACTGACGACGAACGACATGCATGGACATGTCACTTAGCGTATGGCCAATTTCACGTTAACGAATTAAGAGACGGCACAGCCGCAAGAATATTACAGGAGACACAAAATGTATGAAAGCCACGGGTGGTGGTTCCCGGATACCGAAGACCACTTTCCCAAAATGCTTGCCAAAAGCGTAAGCAAGGGCGGCCCAACTGAGTATCAGTATCAAGTTAGACGTCGAAGTTTTAATCACATAAAACAAAACAGGGTAGCACTGGATATTGGTGCCAATGTTGGGTTATGGAGTCGTGATTTAGTAAAACGATTTGATACTGTGATTGCATTTGAACCTGTTGCTATGTTTAGAGAATGTTTAGCAAGAAATGTGTTTGCTAAAAATTTGCAAGTTCAATCTATTGCCCTAGGCGATCACGAAGGCATGATCAACATGATCATCACTGAGGGCAACACTGGCCATACTCATGTTGATCCCAATAGTACTGCTGGTGATACAAATATCACACGTTTAGATAGTCTAGAATTACCCATAGTTGACTACATCAAAATTGATTGCGAAGGATTTGAGTATCGTGTGTTACAAGGGGCAGAACAAACAATTCGCCGCTGCCGGCCTGTTGTAGTAATTGAACAGAAACCACACGATGCCTACAGCAAAGATTACGGACAATTTGCCGCTGTTGGATTACTAGAATCCTGGGGTATGGTTAAACTAGATCAAGTCAAGGACGATTGGATCATGGGATGGCAGTAAGTTCTTATTATCAAGAGTCAGTTGAGTTAGGTGCTCAGTTTCAGCAACAAAATAAAAGTTGGGACGGCAAAGATACATTTTCATATCATAGACAAATAAGAGATGTAGCGCACTATTACAATTGCAACACTGTAATTGATTACGGATGCGGCAAAGGACACCAGTGGGCAGAACCTACAACATTTTGGCCCAACACTACATTAATGAAGTTTGTTGACTATCTTGATGTAAACAGCGTATTCCAGTACGATCCTTGTGTTGCAGAATTTGCCACTGAGCCACCCGATCAAAAATATGATCTAGTAATATGCAATCAAGTGTTGACCTACATCCCTGACGATGATTTAGTCTGGGTCAAACAACGGCTGATGAATTTAACTGGTGTTGCTTGTTTTATTGGAATGCACGTTAAATCGCCTAAGGCCAAAAAACAAATATACAACAAACAATACTTTTCTGCTGAACGCAGTCAAGACTGGTACAGAGAATTTTTCAGTGACTGGCAAGGTTCCCAGCTTCACTGGTGGTTTCGAGACAGACCTTATAACCCTGATTGGATGAACAATGACACTAATAGACGCTGACTATCAAAAACAACTGAACCGTATGCATGCCAAAGGCAAATTTAATAACGGT